TTTGTCTTAAAAACTACACTTGAATGTGGAATAAGAAACATTCCGTGTGCTTTCTTTTCATTAGAAATGAGTAGCAACCAATTAAGCGCTAGAACGATTTCAAATAATTCAAACTTTCATTTATCTCAATTGATACGCAAAGGATTTGAGAAGCCTGAGTATTTTAATACGCTGTCTTCCAAGATCGATAAAATGAAGGACTTTCCTATCTACATTGAAGATACACCAAGCATGGATATACGTGACATCGTTAGTAAGGCACGTATCATGAAGCGGAAGCACGATATTAAGATTTTGATAGTAGACTATATTCAATTGATTGTAGACAAGACTAAAGCTAACAATAGAGAACAAGAGATATCATCCATCACTAGAAATTTAAAGCTAATAGCAAAAGAGCTTAATATTCCTGTGATAGCCTTAAGTCAATTGAATAGATCTGTAGAGACTAGAACCGATAAGCACCCAAAGCTATCTGACCTTAGAGAGTCTGGAGCTATTGAGCAAGATGCAGATATAGTTACATTTCTGTATAGACATGAATATTACTATCCAGATGCACCTCTTGATGATTGGTTGGTTAACAAAGGAGCCAATGCAGAATTCTCTTTTGCCAAATACAGAGAGGGCTCTCTTGAAACTATTGGACTTCACTTCGATGGTAACAAGGTGAAGTATTCAGATCCTGAAGAGTATGATGAATATGCAAATGATATACCCAAGATCGATACAAACGATGATAATATATTTTAAAATGCCAAACAAACAAAACAACATAAAAAGACCATGGGTCGCTGAAAGAGTAGATTACTCTCGTAGAACTACAACCAATACAAGTTTCTACAACTCTTGGCCATGGAGAAAGTTAAGAAAGAGATTCATTGAAACAAATCCTAACTGCAAGAAGTGTGAAGATGAAGGGGTAGTAAATGAAGGTAAATATATCGATCACATCCAAAGAATTGAAGATGGCGGTGACAAAACAGATGAAAATAACTTACAAACCTTGTGCAAATATCATCACGATAGTAAGTCTGGAAAAGAAGCTCATGGTTACAGAGAAATCAAGGGGCATAGGGGTCAAAACACCAAAACATAAAATTATATATACATCGCCACTTACCAAGAATTTTACTAAAAGTTAATATTTGAGGGGGGGGCTTAAAGCTTAAGCAATGCAAACAGTACACAAAGGAGAAGCATCCAATCTATTAAAAGAGATTCCTAAGTCACCATCTTATTTAGATGCTTCAGCAAAAAAACATTTTAAAAGTTTTGCGAAGATTTTAATTTCTTCAGAAACATTAAAAAGAATTCACATACCGGCTCTAGAAATTATGGCAGAAAACTTCTCACAATGGGAATGGGCCGTGAGGGAAATAAGATCTAAGAATAAAGATAAGAATGGATCTGGCTATAGGCAAAAATATGCATCTGGAGCAGAGAACATTTCAGTTGAATTGACCATAAAAAGGGATGCTGAAAAAGCGATCATGAGCTGTTTCAAACAATTTGGTATAGATCCACGATCTGAAAAAGAACTTAAGGACTCCGAAGATCCAAACCAAGGTGACTTATTTGCTGGATTTGCTAAACTAAAAAAATCATAAATGAATATTACTAACGAGATGCTCAATTCAATTCCATTTCAATACGCGCAAAATGTGCGTGATGGAAACATAGTTGTAGGCAAAACCATAAAGCAAGCAGTTAGTAGGTTTTATAAATGGATTGATCAAAGTAATCAGTCTGGTTTTTACATAGATCATGCTGCAGGTATGCATATTATTTTATTCTTTGAAGAATTTTTAATCCATACTAAAGGCGAAAAGGGCAAATTAAAAGAGTCATTTACTTTAAAACCATGGCAGCAGTTTACTCTCTATAACATTTTAGGATGGAAGGATCAGTCTGAGAATAGAAGAATAAAAACGGTCTATGAAAAAGTGGCCAGAAAAAACGGAAAGACAGCAACCTTGGCTGGTGTAGGTCTTTATTTTTTGTGCTTCGATGATGAAGCTTCGCCAGAAATATACGCTGGAGCAACAAAAGAAGACCAGGCTAAAATAGTTTGGCAACAGGCTTATGACTTTGTCAAAAAATCGATAGCACTTAGATCTGGAGGTGTGCAAAATACACAGCGCGAGATAAGATATCCATCTGCCATGGGTAAATTTAAATATCTTGGTGGTGACTCCAAATCACAGGATGGATTAAATCCTTCCCTTGCGATCATAGATGAATACCATGCGCACAAGGACGACAGCATTAGAGAAGTTTTGGAGTCAGCAATGGGTGCTAGAAAAAATCCTTTGCTTTATATAATTACCACTGCTGGGTTCAATATGCAATCTGCTTGCAAGGAAGCTGAAGATGTTTACAAAGAAATTTTGAGTGGGATAAAAGATGATGATCACACTTTTATTATGATTCACGATCTTGATCATGACGATGATTGGGAGGATGAAGCAAACTGGATTAAGGCAAACCCAAATTTAAATGTATCCGTATCTATTTCACACTTAACAACTGAATATAAAAAGGCGATTAACCAATCCAGTAAAATACCAAATTTCAAAACAAAGCATCTTAACATGTGGGTAGATGCTGCAACAGTGAGAATCCCTGAAGATATCTGGGATAAATGTTCAGGTCAAATAAGAATGAAAAACTTTATTGAACACGGATGTGCCGGTGCCTTGGACCTAAGTTCTACAATTGATCTAACTGCTATATGTTTTGTGAGTAATCCAGATGAAGAAGGTATAAGAGATTTACTGCCTATGCTTTTTTGCCCGTTGGATACAGTGGAAAAAAGATCCTCTGAGGATAGAGTTCCTTATAAATTTTGGAAAGATCAAACCCTTAAAGAATATATTGATCTAAAAGGCTTTACCGATGTGAGTAACTTTTTCGAAAAGCAGCCGATTTTGCAAGCCACACCAGGTAACCAAATTGACTATGAAAACCTGCAAAGTATTGTAGCATTTTGCTGGGATGTTCTTCATCCAAAATGGTATGAATATGATTCATGGCAAGCTACACAACTGGTCCAGAATCTAACAGCTAGAGAAATAGAAATGCATCCATTTCCACAGACCACAGCTCATTTTTCATTTCCTACTAAAGAATTTGAAACGCTTATTTACTCAAACAAAATAAGACATGGCGGTCACCCAATTTTGAAGTGGATGATTTCTGGATGCGTTGCCTATATGGACCCAAATGAGAATATAAGATATGCAAAAAACAAATCCACCAAAAGAATAGATGGCATTATTGCATCTGTAATGGCCTTAGCAGGAACCATGACACCAGAGAATAATAACGAATCTCAATATAATAATACCAATGATGAAATCACATTCTGATCTACAAGATGAAAATGAACTTATAAAAAAGCTGGCCACTAACGTAGGATTTTACAACTACTTTTTTGAGATGCTAAAAACCTCTAAAACAAATATTCAAGCCTTTGAAAAGGCAAACGATAAATATTTTCACTTTTTTGGCGAACATAAATACTCGTGTTATAGAAGTTTTAGCAATTCTAATAATAGAAAAAATAAGAAGAAATGAAAAAAGACCTCAAATTTATACTTATAGTCCTGGTCACTTTTGCTTTGCCATTGGCTACGTCTACTCTACTGGATGTAAAATGGATAAATGATCACTGGATAAGGATTTTACTTATAATAATTCTAATGGCCTTTGAAATTGCAGTGTGCATTTTTATACTAAAACAAAAACTCAAAAAATAGAATTATGAATTTACAACAACAAAAATACATTAAGGAAAACAGGATCAAAGAATCTATGCTCACTATGGCGAAATGTTTACGTATATCTTATTATAAAGTTAGAAAGTACATGATTTTAAAAGACTTACAAGTTAGTCAAGAAACTGTTTTTAAAATAAGGTCTTTAAAAAAGAGAGAGTCTACACCAAATAAAAAACCTTGGAATTGGGATGCACTAGCTTAATAACAAAACGAATTAAAAACCATGCAATCAAAAAAAGAATCATTTAAAGAAAGTCTTATCAATACTTTTTTAGGTTTTACAATATCATTAGCAGCTACTTTTTTAGTCCTCCCTTTGTTTGGAATACATAGTACACCTTTAAAAAATTTAGGAATAACAGTATGCTTGACAGTGATCAGCATTTTAAGAGGCTACTTAATTCGAAGATATTTTAATAAAAAAACCCTTATCAAATGAAAAGAAAATTTTGGACCAAAGAAGAAATTGATTACTTGACAGAGAACTATCCAGACAAAAAAAATGAGGATTTATGTTTAATTCTTGACAGAACTATTTCTAGCATAACAGCAAAGAGTAGCGCTTTAAGAATTAAAAAAAGCAAAGCATTTTGGAAAAGAGTTGGTGGTATTTATGCAGCTCAGTGCAAGCATACACAATTTAAAAAAGGAAATATTTCTTTTAACAAAGGAAAAAAAAGAGAGGATTTTATGTCACCGGACGGAATGGCTAAGGTAGAGAAAACACAATTTAAAAAGGGAAATAGACCGCACAACGCACAGGGTCCAAATTATGAATCTGTGCGCTGGGAAAAAAAATTTCCTTACTTGTACAAAAAAAACAAAGAAGGAATTATGCAAGCTGCTCACCGTCTACTTTGGGAAAAACACAACGGAAAAATCCCTAAAGACATGATTATCATTTTTAAGAATAAAAATACCCTGGACTGCAGAATTGACAATCTAATGGCCATTACCAGGCGTGAACATCTTGAGCGTAATTATTTACAATATCCAAACGAAATTAAACGAGGAATTAAATTAAAAAACAAACTAGAAAAACAACACAAAAACTAAAAACAACTATGGAAAATTCTATCGATGAACTCAACAAAATACTTTTTGAAACTCTTGAGCAAGCCAAAAACAAAACTGCAGACGCAGCTTACGTAAAAAACATCACCAACATATCTACACAGATATTAAATTCTGCGAAGCTTCAGTTTGATTTTCATAAGTACAAGGACGGTCAAACCTCCATAAAAGTTATACCAGGTACAAGCAAATTAAAAATCGATTCTGATTCAAACAAATTAGAAAAGCAACCCAGCGACTATGAAAAAAAATGCATTGTTGCCGAAAAACTAAATTACAACTCTGTAGGCAGAGCCATTTCAGACCTTACAAAAGACGTATTTGACAGAGAGGTGAAAGCACATTTTAATATATAAACTATGAAACACGACAGCAAGCAAATGGCCATAAAATCACATAAGATCATGACTCACCTCATGTGTCTTATGGAAGACCTAGAGGATGTAAAAGCAGATGGACAAGAAGCAAAAGAAATGGTAAAAGTTATTGAAATACTTCTCCCAAAAATGGAAAAAGTCATCGACACTGCATTTGGTAGTTCTACCTACTTAAGATCGAATACATATCTGCAAGACATGCAAAATCGTTTTGAGACTGTAATTAGAAAAAACTATTTAAAAATTATTTAATAATATGTAATAAGTAAAACTAAAAAAACTCCAACAAAGTAAACATTGTTGGAGTCTTTAATTAGATAGCTCTCATATTTTTGAA